GCAACCTCACGGTTCATGTGGGAGACAATCTCAACACATCTTGCGTGTTCGGCTTTAGCGGCTCTGTCTGTAGCTACCGCAGCGATCTTGTGCGCAAACTCAATGATGTCTACCTCAGGTGGGTAAACCCCATCAGGGTCTTTGTTGTCGCAATAGAAAAAAGTCTGGATGATGTCGTCTCTCGTCATAATCTCACTCATACTGGTTTTTGTACTGCCAAAATGATAACAAGGCGGTGAACATCGACCACCCTCTCTTTAAGTCTTCCTCTGCCCATTCTTTGACTACGACTAAGTCAGGATTGGTTCTGGAGACAAAGACGTTTGCACAGCGTGCCTCTGGGATGCCTAGCCCTACCCGATAGGCGGCTAGTTGCATCATGTGCTCTTCATAACCGGCGACTTTCGCTGCGTCCTCGAAGTCCTTAGTCTTGATGTCGATAACAACATCCTCGCAGTGCAGATCGACTTTCCCGCCAAACCCTAATTCGTGAGCAAAAGAACGCTCAGCAACCCAGTTTTTAGCCCCGTAGCGGCCTTCTATAGCCCTCGTACAGGTCTGGACATGGATCGGGTAAGCAGACGCCTTCTTGCCCTCGTAGAAGGCTTGTACGGCGGCATGTATTTCTGTGCCCCTGTCGGCAGCGTCTCTTGCCTGTGCCTTAGAGTCCTGAACCACTCGCTTCAACCAAGCCGATTCTGGTTCATTCTCACCCCTTGGAAGGGTCAAGGCAGCTAGGATTGCCTGCTCCTGCAGCCAGACGTTTAGCCCCGGTTTAGCCGCAATATTTAGGATCGTCGTGACACTAGGTACCAGCCCTAATTCTTTGGCGTCTCGCACCGTGGTTGGTCTAGGGCTTCCCGTAGTTTTCCCGATGACCGTGTACATAGGCTCACCGCTACGTGTGTAGTAGTGAGTGCTTTCAGAAGAGTGTTGTTTGATAAGCATGGGTTCTCAATTTAACTGGGTGAATGTTTTTGCCGGTGATTGAACACTTACGAGAAGGCAGCTCATCTAACAACCCTAAAGCCAGCATCTCGTTGACCCTTCCGCAGACCGAAGCCAGCTCAAAGCCTGTCAACCTAGCTAACTCTTTGCGGGAGTAGTCACGATCAGGTGACATCTGGTTCAGGATGGCTGTAGCCTGCTGGCCTACTTTGCCGGTGTCTTTATGTTCTCTGTAAGCCTCTATCGAAGTATCAGCAACGCTCATGTTTTCTCCAAGAATTCCTCTATATCTTCAATCGACATTCCTGTTTTCTTGTAGATCAGGATCTTCATATCTCCGCTAACGCCTAGTGTCCGAGCTCTGATTTTTGAGAGTACAGACGGGCGCACGCCCAGCGCTCTTGATAGAGCAGCATCATTTTTTAGTTTGTATTCTTTAACTAAAAAGTCCAAAAGCGCGTGGGCGTTCATGTTTTCCTTAGAAAGGTTCGTTATCTAAATCACTCAAGTCGTCGTCGTAGAAGCCTTGAGCCGATGCTTTTTTGGCTTTCTGCTGCCACTCTGGACTACTCTGAATCGTCTTCTTTACACCCTCAGATAGCTTGTTAAAGGCATCCGTTGGGCTGTTGTCAATGCTAAAAAGCATGACATCGTTGTGTGGCTCTGGTAGACCAGCTTTCTTAATCTGAGCCGGTACTGGGTTAATCGTCTCAATGTTCGTATAAGTCTTCCCATCGTTACCCTGACTGGTGGTGACGTTTAGCATCGCCCATACACCTAAGAGCTTCTCAAGGTTGAACCCGTTGCGCTCAGACTGAGTAAAGGCTGCACCCCTCCACGACTCCAGATCAATCGATAGCGTGGCTTTCTCGTTAAGAGACCGCGTATATCTTTTTGATATAGATAGCGGCTCCCCCTTATCGGTCAACAGAGGGTTACCTTCGGCATCTTCAGAGTGGATTTCAAACTGAATCAGTATCTTCCGGTTGAGCTTATCTTTCCCCATGTAAGTCGTCTTCTGAGTGCCAAGATCAACAATCCTGAAGCACCGTGCGAGATGCATGCCCGCAGGCACTGGAGTGAATGAGCTTGAGCTATTGGACTCGGCTTTCGCTATTAACATGACTTTCCTTTCGCATCAGGGCAGGGAGGCCACATTCGTATCGAAGCACTGCCCAGTCTGCTTCGGTGGCAAAACCTAAATAAGCGCGATCAAATGCAGCCTCTAGTATCTGCTGGCGCTCTTCCATCATCTGTTGGTATTCAGCCTGCTCCACTGTTCTTCTCCTTCAGCTTGGCTTCGATGGCATGGGCAAAATAAATATCAGTCAAGTTCCCATCATCCCCATACGACTGCCTGTACTCCTCCAGAATCTCCTCATCCGTCAGCCCTTGCCATTCGCGTTTTGATGGCTTTCCAAAACCAGCCGCAGACCAATCTGGTTCCTTTGGCTGCGCTAGTCGGGCGCGTAGGGATTCGATTGTGTCGCTGTAAATTTCTTTAGCATCACCCACATATGTCAACGCATACAGCGCCTCTTGCATTAGTTCTCGGTCAGTCATGGCGCACCTCTCTTTCGGATAGCGAAGGCGCAGTTGTTGAAGGCAATGTCGCGAGTAATCGTCCAGCGGTCGTTGTTCTCTCCGCTGCTGGCAATTTCCTCACACACCTTCGCACACGCCTCGCGTTCTCTCGCAATCTTTTCCTCAATCTGCCAGCCAAGTTCCTCCAGTAGCTCCTCAGTCGTTTCACCGTGACCAGTTGCATAGGCACGAGCCATCATCCACTCGGCTACCTTCTCGCGCTCCGCTGCTGCGACTAGGTGGGCAAAGCGTTCAAAAACTTCAAGAGGCATGTACTCAACACCCGGGCGCACTTTCCCAGCCTCCCGCGCCATGCGGATAATGTCATCCCTGTTCATTTTTTATCTGTCCTGTATGTCAGCGTTTTTGGATCGTAAGCAGATGTTCTGCCGCCTTGGCCTGTCCAAACAACATGCACCATGTCCGCAAAGAAGTACCAGCAGCCGTGTATCGTTGTACCGTCACGCATTGATGAGATAACCTTGCGCCCTGTCGTGCTGTCAGGGCATGAGTAGTTCAAGAATAAAATCTTCCCGCCAGCTTCATTAGGGGTTTCTAGCCACTCTTCAGCATGTACGCTCGTGCAGATCAGTAACGCTAGTAGCCATTTCATTCGTCATCCCCCAGTAGCATTCCCAAAATAATCGCTAAGCCCACCGCTAGAACGCCAATCCCAGCGCCTATAAACAGCAGCCCAAGAACGACGGTAGTCATTTGATGACGATCAGAAGCAGCAGCAACCCACACAGCGCCCATGCGTAAGCAATGTTTTGGAACTTCCGGCGGCGCAGAGATATGTCGTCAGTCAAGAGAGACTCCTGCAGCAGCTCCATGTCGTAGCTGTATTCCATATTGGAGCGTGGCACATAAAACTTGCCAATCTCAATGCCGGTCTTCGTCCTGTAGGGTGTAATCTTTGGCTTGTCCATTGTGTAACCTCCTGTCAACTAAGCGCACTGTACCTGATTTAATTCCAAGTTACAACAGTTTGCTAAAAAAAATTGGTTGTGGTTTAATCTGGAATTAACGGAGGTTTGTATGACGCTGCAAGAATATTTCATCGATCAACCGCGTGGCGCTAAAGTAAAAATGGCGCGGGCACTCGGTGTTACTAAGAACTGGGTTAGCCAATTGCTAACAGGTGAGAAGCGCCCAAGCCCAGCATTAGCTGTAGCGATTAGCAAATATACCAAGGGCGTTGTGACGAAAAAGAATTTGCGCCCAGACATTTTTGGGTAGTATGATCATCGGGAACGGCTAGGGAGTGCAACCCGAAGAGACGATTCGTTACCGTCCTGCCTGACCCACCTATTTTAGTAACGACAGCCAATAACGTGAGGCTAATATGCATTACTACCAATTCCACATTGGCGACTATCGCGCCGCAACTTCTCATTTAAGCAACGAAGAAGACCTCGCTTACCGCAGGCTTCTGGATATGTACTACGACTCTGAATCACCAATACCCACCGATATTGATTGGGTTAGCCGTCGGTTACGGTTGGGTTCTGATGTGGTTACGTCGGTGCTAAAAGATATGTTTGAGCCTACCGAAAAAGGGTGGGTAAACAAGCGTGCAGATGCCGAAATTCAGGCATACCATGCCTTTAAGCTCAAACAGCAGACCAATGGAAAGCGAGGCGGTAGGCCGAAGAAAACCCAAGCCAAACCCACCGGTAACCCAGAGGAAACCCAACATGAACCCAAAAAAACCCTAACCACTAACCATAAACCACTAACCATAAACCATAAAGAAAAACCCCCCATACCCCCCAAGGGGGGCAACCCTGCCATCAGCTTGTCTACCTACTTAGAAAAATGTAAACAAGAAGGGTGTAAGCCGATACCTGAAGACAGCGCAGTTTTTGATTACGCGAAAAAGATTGGTCTGCCGAGTGACTTTCTAAAGTTGCAATGGCTTGAATTCAAGTCGAGGTACGGCTTGCCAAACTCTAAGCGCTATAAGCGTTGGGATACGGTTTTCTACAAGTCGGTTCAGGGCAACTGGTTCAAGCTCTGGTACGTTGAAAACGGTGATTACGGTTTGACAACGGTTGGACAGCAGGCGAAAAAAGCGAATAGGGAGGCAGCATGAGACCGGTTGATATGCCGTTGCATTTTTCGATACAGGCTGAGCAGTCGGTTCTTGGTAGCTTGCTGGTTTCTAACGCATCGTTTGACAAAGTTACCGACCTGACAACTGAGGACTTTTACCATCACGACCACCGCAAGATTTTCGACGAGATTGTTCGGCAAATCTCTGCTGGCAAAATTTGTGACGTTATAACGGCCTACGACGGCCTTAAAGACGAGATTGACGATGGGTTGAAGTATCTACACCAACTCACCGAATTAACGCCTTCAGCGGCCTCTATTCGATCCCACGCGAACATCGTTATCGAATATGCAAAAAAGCGCAAACTGATCGGGGTTTGTCGGGAAGCGATTGATGAAGCGCCCCAACGGAAGGTTGCTGAGCTGTCGGATTGGGTAGCCAGCGAGTTAGAACGGCTATCAAAAGGCTCTACAGGGCGCGATCCTGAGGCGATCAGCGAATCGTTAAAGACCTACGTTGACCTGCTGCAGGCTCGTATTGATGGAACGATTAAGCCCATCTCCACAGGCTTCATCGACCTTGATAACCGGTTGGACGGTGGATTTGAGCGCGGTACGTTGAACGTACTGGCTGCGCGGCCTTCAATGGGTAAGACTGCATTTGGGCTGGCGCTGGCTCGAAACGTAGCCGAGTGGGGTAGCGTTGGGTTCCTATCGATGGAGATGCCGGTATCTCAAATCAACGACCGAAACGTAGCGGCGATGGCGCGAGTTCCTATCTCATGGCTGCGCAAGCCAGACGAGACAAACGAGGAAAACTGGACAAGGCTGACTGCGGCCTTTGCTAAAGCTCAGCAGATGAAGCTCTGGATTGATGACGAGACAGGCTTGAACATGAGCGCGATCCGAGCCAAGGCTAGATTCATCAAGCGTCGCTCAGGGCTAGACCTGCTGATCATTGACCAGCTTTCTTTTATCACTGGCAGCAACGCTGAGAACAAAAGCTACGAGATTGGCGAGTACACCCGTGGCCTGCTGGCTTTAGCGAAAGAGCTGGACTGCGTAGTTGTCCTCTTAGCTCAGCTCAACCGAGAGTGCGAGAAGCGCAATAACAAGCGTCCGATACTGTCTGACTTGTCTTCTTCGGGTTCGATTGAGCAGGATGCCTCAACGGTGATGATGCTGTACCGAGACGAGATTTATAACCCTGACACACCAGATAAGGGTATCTGCGAAGTCATTACGGTAAAGCAGCGACAAGGTGAGCCGGGGGTTACGCCGTTGACTTACATCGGGAATCAAACTAGGTTTGAGAGTGTGGCGTTTAGCTGGAAGCCGCCAGCGATGCGCGATGAGCCGCGTGATCGTGGATTTGATTAAAAGGTGAGTTTTGAACTATGCATCAGAATTTCAATTCCAGTGTCTCGTCCGTGCGGTTATCCGAATGCGGATCAAAGACAGGAATCAAGCTCATGACTTTCTGCGAATGTGGGAAAAGAACCATGATGATTACGAGCTCAGGGCTATGGTTAAGGCTCAGTGGGATGCTGGAAACAGGGGTCAGTACGGAAATTGGAAATAATTAAAAAGGGCCAGCGATGATTCATTACCACGGATTGCCAATTACACCAGCTACCGCAGCGTTGAGAGCAATAAGCGGAGGTCATGCTTTTGTTTCGTACCGGCACCCTGATCAACTTACATTAGCGCTTGAGTCCTCTCAGAGCTTTGCGTTAGACAATGGAGCGTTCAGCGCTTGGAAGTCTGGGGAGCCAGTAACTGATTGGAGCCCATTTTATGAGTGGGTTGCAGAGTTGCATCGTTATCCGGCTTTTGATTTTGCTGTTATTCCTGATGTCATTGATGGCGATGAAGCAGACAACGACGCGCTGTTGAATGAGTGGCCTTGGAAGGATGTTGCGCCTCACATTGGGGCTCCGGTCTGGCACTTGCATGAAAGTCTTGAAAGACTAGA